AGTATCGCTTCCGGCAAGCATCTGCGCGCTGTGCCGCAGTCTGAACATCTCCATGCTCATTCCTTCTTGTCCTCCTTCTTCTTGGGGTCATCGCCCTTCTTGGGGTCGTCGCCCTTCTTTGGGGCATCGTCCTTTTGGGAACCATCGTCCTGCTTGGGATCGACGCCCGGCTTGGCGTTTGCCGCGCCGCCCATTCCAGAAATGGCTTCGATTTCCTTGCGGCGCTGGCGAATATTGGCGTTCCAGTCATTGCCGTTGTATTCGCTGGCTTCCTGCTCCTGCGTCGTGATGTTCAGGCTCACGCGCTTCTCAGCAGCGTTGACTTCCTTGAGCGGGTCAACATGGCCCATGCTGCCGCCGCGCCAGTCGCAGCCGCACCATGCCTGCCGGATAGCCGGATCATCGAAGAAGCCCGGCGCTTCAATGCGGCCGATGGCAACCGCCTCGGAAAGCCATTGCTCGTAAATCGGCTGGTTGAAGCTGCTGTTGAACGCCGTGCGATGCACGCGCACTTCGCGCCAGAAGTCAAGCAGCGCGCCGCGCGCAGCGGTATAGTTGGAATCGTATTTCTTAATCAGGACTTCCTTCGGGATGCCCATGCTGGAGCCGATAAACTCCTCCAGCGCTGAAACGAACGATTCAAACGTGCTGTTGTTGCGCACCGGGTTTGCCATCGTCACTTTCTTGCCGGGCGGCAGATCGTAGATCGCACCGGGGGCGAGTTCCAGTTTCAGGCCGTCATCCGTCACCTTTTCGTCCTCGTTCACCGCATCTTCCATGCCCGCCTTGCCGTCGTCCTCCTCGCTCGTCAGGAAGATTGCCAGCATCGACGCAACCACATTTGCGGCAAGCTCGCTGTTGATGTAGCGGTCAAGCTGCTTGATCTGCTCAATCTGCGCCGCCACAAACGGGATGCCTCGGCGCTGCTCCGGGCGCTCATGCGTCATAATGTGCAGGATGTTCGGATAGCCCGTGTCCTTGCCCAGCGCGTCAATCGGCGTCCACGTCACTTCCTGCGTGTTTTCTTCCATGCGCGGGTGACGGTTGGTGATGTGATAGCGGACGACAACGCCCTCTTGGTCGATTTCAACGCCGTCGATGATGCGCCCGCCGTTCTCAAGCTCCTTGACTTCGCTTTCCTCTCCGTTACTGTCCGGCGTGCTGATTCTGTCCGATTCCAGCAGGCGAAGCGTTGTCTGATAGGGCGTGCGCACGTTTTCCTTCATGCCAAAGAGAACAAACACGTCGCCGCTGACCAGATGGCTGCGGAAAGCAAGCTGCTGAAGCGCATAGAAATTCTTCTGGCGCTCCGCGTCGCACATGTTATTCTCGGCCCAAATAGAGAACTCACGCAGCGTATTGCGCTCCCATTCGTCACAGGCTTCATCCGTCATGCCCAGCACTTCGCCGTCGATCTTCGGCTTGGGCCGGATACCCCATCCGACGACGTTCGTCACCATCGCTGCCGGGCCGCTTCTGGCAAGGCCGCCGCCCGCGTACAGGTCGCGTGCGCGCCTGCGCAGCGTCGCGCCGTGCTTGTCGATGTCATCCTCTGCGCTGTATCCGTTCACCAGCCAGCCGATCATGCTGTTCTTCGTCTGGCTCGCGCCGTGGTTTCCGTAGCCGGTTGCAGAGGCCATGCGCGAGCTGCCGCGCTCGGCGCTTTCACCTGACGCGCCGCGCGGGGGATTGCCCGTCTGAGAAATCTCCCTGTTCAGCCGCTTGGCGTAAGCCTTGTTTGCCAATGCCGGACTAAACAAAAAAAGCGCTCTTTCGCGCAGATTCGGTTCTTCCTTCTTCATGGTGTCCTCCATTTACAGGTCGCGCGGTACAACGCGCGTAACCCGCGTTGTTCTCGTCGTGCCGGAAAGCGATTCGATGACATTGCTGAAATAGCGGATGCGTTCGGCAATGTCCGGCAGATCAACCGCCGTAAATTCCCGCGTGCCGATGCGGTATTCCTTGGCCTGTCCGCTGGCAAGCGCCTTTTCACATTCTTTCCAGAGCGCGAGCATTTCCCTCGCTTCCGTGATGCTGTATGCCGTGGTGATCGCCACTTAAACCCCTCCTTAAATCTTGATGCCGCCCGATACGACTGTTTTGCGCTTCTTCTTTTCCGCTTGGGCGCGGGTGATGGGCTGCGCGTCCACAACGCCGTTCAGCGTCCTTTCAGCCTTGTCGAAATCCCAGTTGAAATAGCAGTAGCACGCTCGCGCGTAGTTGCGCATATCCAGCGGTTCATTGCGAAGATACGTCTGCTCCCAAACGATGGTGTTTCTGCCCATCCTGCGATGGATCACCATCTTCTCGGAGATCAGGCCGCGAAAGTATTCCATGTCGTATCCGGCGCGGTAATCGCGCGGGAAGTGCATGTATCTGGCGCCCGGCTGCTCAACTGTCGTTGCGTGCATGATGGCCTCTTTGCCCACATCAACGCCGATGATAAAGCCTGTGCCGCCGTCCTTGCTCTTTTTCATCAGGCGCACATACGGCTCATCACCGCCCTTGCCCTTGATCGGCCAGATTCGCCGGTTCTGCCGCTTTGCGCAGGCAGCGTATACGGCATCCGTGAAGTGACCGCCAGAGTCAATGAATGTCGCCATGATTCGCATTTTCATGCCGTTTCTGCGCTTCCATTCGCGGTCAAGCAGGGCGTCCACTTCGTCCCACACTTCCGGCATGTCTGCCCGTCCGGGAATGATCCCCTTGGCGATTCCCCAGCTTTCTTCATTGCGTCCCCAGCCGACAACCTCATACTCAAGGCGGTTGTCCTGCGTATCCATGCCCATTGTGATAACGAGCACACCGTCAGGCACTTCGGCAGGGTAAAACTCGCGGCGCTCGTAGAGCTTTTCCGGCACGCCGCTGCGGTCACGCACTTCCCAGCTTTCGCCAAGCATGGTGTTGTAAAACACCTTGAGAAGTTCCGGGTCATCCTTGGCCTTGAGGAATTTATAGCAGATATCCCGCCAATCACTCCAAGGGCTCATAAAGGCGTTCAGCCAGAAAGAACGGATGCCGTTTGCAATTGCTTCCGGCTTCTTGCTGACCCATTTGGCGGGCAGGCGCTTGGTGTCGTGTTCGCCCGTGTCCTTTTTGCACATCGGGCAGCGCCACCATGAACGATGGACGATGTAATCCGGGTTTCCGTCCTCGTCCTTGATGGCCTCCTTCTCAAATTTGATGTCATTGAAGGAGATGTAGCTGTATGTGCGGCAATGCGGACATTCAACGTGCCATTCTTCCTGTGTGCCGCCCATGTAGGAGCGTTCTATGCTGCTCGCCCCCTTAATGGTCGGCGTGGATGTTTCAACGATCTTTCGGTTATGCCGGAAGGTTTCCGTGCGTCGCTCTGCAAGCTCTATCGGATTGCCCTCCGTACCGGCGCTTGCAGGGAATCGGTCTGTCTCGTCAAAAAAGACGTAACGTACCGGCTTGGATGCAAGGTCGCTTGGGCTGTTCGCACCGATGATGGCGAGGCTGCCGCCCGGAAACGTCTTCATGGTGATGGTGTTGTTGGCGTCGCGGCCCTTGGCCTTGTATATCTTGTCGCGCAGCGCGGGGGAAGCCGCGAACATCGGCGCGATTCGGCGTTTTGAATAGTCCTCTGCAACCTTGTCCGTAGGCTGAACATACAAAATAGGGCCGGGATCATTGCAGATCGCACAGCCCATCATGTTCAGTTCGATTTCGCTTTTGCCAACCTGTGCGCTCGCCATGATGACGATTTTCCAAACGCCCGGTTGGGTAAAGGCGTCCATGATTTCCCGCTGATAAGGCGCGCGGTCTGTGCGCCAGCGTCCCGGTTCGCTGCTGCTCTCGGATACCAGCACGCGGTTTTCGTCTGCCCACTCGGATACGGTCTGCACCTTCGGCGGGCGCAGCATTTGGTAGGTGTATCGCGCAAGCTCACCGAGCATGTTCAATCATCCTACACCTCCAAATCCTCCTCGCTTTCTGCGGCGGCGTAATCTGGTACGGGCGTATCTGCGAGCATGTTCAGTACCTTGCGGATTTCATCGTCGATGATCCGCGCAATGACTTCGTGATTGTCCATCATTGTGACCATCGGCGCGATGGTTGAGGGAAGGTGAAGCATGCTCTGCATGATGGTGTTGGCGATGTCGGCCCACAGCTTGCGCACATCGTTGATGTCAACGAGTGAGCCTTCAAGCCGTTTGACCTCCAGCATCGTTTTCTTTGTCTTGATGCGCTCATGGATTGCCTTTGCCTCGTCCAGATCGTCGCCGTCACCCGTGGCCTCGTCCACCTTATAAGCAACCCATCTTTGCACAAAAAGGGCGAGGTCATATCCTTTGCCCTCGCCCTTTACGAATATTTTCTTGTCCTCGTCAAGCTCTTTGTTGATGTTGTAGAGCTGCCGGTAGCTGTATCCAGCAACTTGAGCAAGCTCCTCCTTGGTCATACATACGCCCATGCGTCACCCTCCAAACAGGCGTCCAAAGTGGCGCGTTGCGCTCTTTTCCATTTCTGCAAGCAGCTTCTTTTCGATCTTTTCCTTGGATCGGTTGATCGGCATCTGCGGAACACCAAGGCCAACGACGCGGACGATGGGGTATCTCTTGCTCGTCTTGCGCGTATACACCATGCCCTTGCCGATGAACGGAGGATTGCCGCCCTGATTGCTCATTTTTGCAGGCAACGTCGATACGCCGCTTCGCACAATGCTCGCCTTGATTCGGCGTTTCTTCTTGCCGCCACTTGCTCCTGCGATGGGATAAACAGGGCCGATCACGCCGCGCGAGCCGCGAACGGGGACAATGACCGTCAGACCGCCGCTGACCTGTGGAAAGCCCACTTTGTCAGCTGCCCAGCCCTTGGTGACGACGTAATCCTCTGTTACGGTATCGCCGATGACGCTCTTTGCTGCACGTCCTGTATCGGTGAGCGTGAGAAGCAGCAGTTCCCGACATTTGCCCGGAGAAAGCAGCTTTTGCGCTTCGCTGAGCGTTTGCAGCGCTTGTGTGGCATCAATATGGATATCCACGCCAACTCTCGCCATCACCGCACCGCCTTTCCCCAAAAAACGAGAAAACGGACAACCCTTCGTTGCCCGTTTCCATATCTCTTGACGGTAGCATTTTAGCATGTCAAGCCTCGTGAATCAAGTGATTTTGGAAAATTTCTTCATTTTTCCGTCATGTAGCGCTCCCGCCATACGACGGCGCTCATGCTTTCGGCCTGCTCAATGGCGTGCTTTGCCTTGTTGAAGGCATACTCCGTCATATTCAGTTCCCGACGCACAACGGCCTTTGGAAGCTCCTCCACATACATCATCACAACAAACGTCCGCATCTTCGGATTCTCAATGCTGTTGATGATCTTCTCGGCCTCTTTCAGCTCGCGCATGTACATGGACAGTTGTTCCTTGTGCTGCTCGCACAGGTAGTCAAGCGCCGCATACGTCGCATCAAAGCCGGACGCCGGGCCGCTGCCCCTCGGCATGCCACTCATATTGACGGTGATGTTCCCCAGCTGATCTTCCTGCCAATCAATCCTGCGCTCGATCATGCGTGCGTCCTGCATGGCATAGATCACGCGGGAGAGAATAGGGATATCCCGATTCTTAATCAGAATCGTTTCCCGCGCGCCCGCCTGCATCTGTTCTTCCATTGCGTCCTCCTTGGCTTTGTTGTTGAAATGCGCGAACGCTCGCGCATTTGGTCATGCTGCGCAAAGTTCCGGCAGATTCGCCCGCACCAGCGCTGCAGGAATCGGCGGGCAAACGGCATTGCCGCACCGCGCCACCTGATCGCTCTTTTTGTACGCATTGCCGTCCGCATCAACGTCGATGACGTAATCATGCGGGAATCCGTTTGCGTCAAACAGTTCGCGCGGAATCAGCATACGCAGGCCGATGTCAACGATCTGGTAATCCTGCCCGTGTACCGTCACAAGGCCCAGCCGGTCGCGCGTGGTGATCGTCGGCGCCGGCCGGTCTGCTGGGGCAGAATTGTCCTCGCCGCTGTAATACTTCACCAGAAACGCGCGCACTTCTCCGAAGTGGTTGAATCCCGCCGTGATGGTGTTCAGCGGATCGCGGCAGTCTTGCCCATCGCAATGGTTGTTGAATTGCGTGACGTAGGCGGTGCACATGGCATTGTGATCAATCGTCGTCACCGTGGACAGAGGTTCTTCCATGCCGCTGCCGGTTACGCCGCCGTAATACTTGCTGATAAATGCGGATACCAGCCCGTAACGGTTGCTCGCGTCGATTGTACGCACCGGCTCAGTCATGCTTTGTCCGCGTGCTTCTTCGCGCCCCTGTTCGTCGTGATATTGAATCAGACTCGGAGCAATCAGCATGTGATGCCCGCCCGTGGTGATGGTGTTTACCGGGCTTTGCGGGCTGCTGCCTGCCGCGTTCTCGTTGTTGACCATCATCACCGGCGCAAGCACTGGCTGCACAATGCCTGTCCCATGCTTGGCTGTGATGGTATCCAGCGGATCGTCGATAGCCTGCCCACGGAATCCGTCGCCGCCGTGGTTTACCTGAACGATGAACGGATTTGGATTATCCAGCACGAATTTCTTTATTCCGCGCGCAATCCGCGCCAGCGTCTTTTCTTTAAGCGGTCTCTGCGCCCGGACGCCGTATTTTTCGTAGATTTCCTCTGCTGCGTCAAAGATGGACGGGCAGGGAAGGGAGAAGTCAATCACGTCCGCAACCGGCACCCACGGCTTCTTGAGGCCAGCCAACACTTCCAGCGATCCCGGCTCTGCGTGCGTCGGTTCGGGCCAGATGATCGGCTTGCCGTCGCGGCGGGCAATCAGGAAAAAGCGCTTGCGGATCGTCGGCGCGCCGTAGTCGCAGGCGCGCAGCAGACGATGATCCAGCTTGTAATCAAGCCCATGTGTGAGCGCCTGCGCCATGTCGGAATCTTCCCCGATGTGCAGCGCTTCGCACATTTCGCCAAATGCCGGATGATTCGCCGGTATGCCCGTCGTCAGCGCCAGCACAAAGCCTTGGAAGATTTCTCCGGCGCGCTCCTTGATCGGCTTGTCATCCTCGCCAAGTGGCCCCCAGTCCTGAAACTCCTCGACGTTCTCCAGCATCATCACGCGCGGGCGCACCATATACGCCCACTTGACAGCAACCCACGCAAGGCCGCGGATGTTCTTATCGACCGGCTTACCGCCCTTGGCCTTGCTGTGGTGCTTGCAGTCAGGGGAAAACCACGCCAGCCCAACCGGGCGTCCTGCGCAGGCAGCAACCGGGTCAACCTCCCAAACATCCTCGCAATAATGCTCAGTCTCCGGATGGTTGACGCGGTGCATGGCGATGGCGGCGGGATCGTGGTTGATAGCGATGTCCACGCTCTTGCCTACGGCAATCTCAATGCCTGTGCTCGCGCCGCCGCCTCCTGCAAAGTTGTCCACGATGATTTCTCTCATGCCTTGTCCTCCGCAAGCAGGAACATATCGAATCCGGATTCGATGAAGCGGATTGTCTTTTCGTGGTTGCAGGCATTGCCAAGATAGGTGTATATCGTCTCCATCTGCTCGTCGGTAAACGATGTACCGAGATACCTGTTGATGCCGCCCATCATAAAGGCGCGGTATTCCTCGTTCTTCCTGCGCGCTCTGAAAGGTTCGGCTTTGTGCGCGTCGCGGGACAGCCATTCAAGCACCTTGCACTTGATGTCCAATTCGCTTTTGCAGTTGTCGATCTTGAAATAGGCATTGGTTTCTCGGTGTGCGATAAACTCACCATACTGGTTGATGAAGCTATGCGGGAAACACTTCATCAAGCGGGTGATGTATTCCCATTCAATCATGTATCCTCCTTAACGCTTCCCTTGTGATTTCGATTTCCTTGCGCAACTCTTGCATTTCGCGCACATGGCGTCTGCGTTCAGCTGTAACCTTCCTGTCAAGGCTGAACAGCCTGTCTTTAAGCCTTTTCTCCTGTTCTTCTTTTGTCAGGAGCGTAACCAGAATTTCTTCATCATCACGCATGCTCGTATTCTCCCGAATTGATGCGCCAATCGTCGAAGTATTCATAGCGCGCCTGAATACTCAGTGTCCGCACATCGACGCCTTTGCGCTCGATGCACCATCTGACAAAGCGGTGCCACATGCCGCAACATTCCATTTCTGGGCAGCCGCAGCGGTATACGCAGTTCGGCACAAGAACGCCCGAAATCTCCTGCTCGCCTCCGTCAAAGATGGCGTCTTTGAGGTCTTCGGCGTATGCCCGCGTCCTTTCGTGCGCCTTTCTGCAAAGCCGCCTGCGCATGGTGTCAATCAGGTGCTGCGTGTTCGCCTCGCCTTTGAAGGTCTGCGGCTCGTCCTGCGGCATCTTGTCGCGGGGAATCCCCGTTCGGTCGTCGCGCTGCGTGCAGACGAATTTCTCCCACTTGTGGCGCACCCAATGCACCGTGATCCAATGCGGCATGTCCTTCCAGCGCCACTTGATGCTGATGTCGCGGATGGGTGTATGCTCCGCAATCAGGATGCCGATTTTGAATCTCTTGGACGGTTCTTTGCCAAGCTCTTTTTTACCAACCGTGGCGCGGCAGTCGTCCACGACCTCCTGCCAATCGCCCTTGATTTTGAGGATTTCAGTAAGACACTTCATGTGTATGCTCCTATTCAACAATCGAAGGAAATCTGCTTCAGGGGGGGATCGTAGTTCATCCAGATGACTTCCTCCGCCATTGCGGTTGATGTTGTCTGGCTCATGGTTGCATCCGTCTCCCATCCTGAAAGCCATTTGTCGTATAGCTCATTGCGATAGCCGGAAAGGATGATCTTTGCTTTGCTCTGCGTGATGATCTCAAGCATCCGCACTTGCTGCTGATCGTTCATTTCATGCTTATACAGCGCGCCGCTTTTCCGCGCAGATCGCACATACGGCGGATCAAGGTATATCAGCGCATCCGGCGTATTGTAGCGCTCTATCAGGCGCAGCGCGTCCATGTGCTCAATCTGAACAAGGTTGGTTGTGGAGCCGCGCAATCTATCAGCTGCTATGTCGATGGTTTCCGTGATACCTGCCCACTTGCAGGCCGTCCCGCCAATCTTCATCTGCTTGTGATTGCGCCAGCCACATTTTCCGTTGAGCTTCGCGCCGATGGCCTGCGTCGTCTTGACCATGTACCGGCGCGCCTTTTCTATTGGCTCGTCGCATGGTTCAAACGATTTGTCGTATTCCTCCCGGCTGTAAGGTGTCAAGCTCAGCACGCGCTTGAGTTCTTCGGGATGGTTGCGCAGCACATCAAATAGGTTGACGATATCGCTGTCAAGGTCGTTGACCGTTTCAACCGCGCCCGGATTTTTGTTGAAGAATACCGCGCCGCTGCCGACGAACGGCTCAAGATAGATCATCTTTTCATACCCTTGCGGAAAGTGTTCAATGATCCACTTGGCGATGCTCCATTTGCTGCCAGGATATCGGAAAATGGCTCTCATGGATTCTTCTCCTTTAGTTTCCTAGCGGGCGTCTTAGGCTGCGCAACCTCGACCGGCTCCGTCCAGTCGATTTCAACGCCCACTTCATCAAAGGCACGCTCTGCCATTTCTCTTTCTGTGAGCGTTTCAAGCGTAGTCTTGTAAACGCCATTCAGGAGCCGGATGCAGCGTTCCTGACCAAAGCCAAACAAAGAGTGTGCCGCGATAATAACCGCGCCAAACAGGCAGCGCGTCGTGTGCGTGCTTGCCTGCTTGAAGCCAGTCTCCCGACCCTGCTCAAAGCCCGCTTCAAAACCCTTCGTGTATGCGTCCTGCATATCCATCAGGGTTAGGGCTTTTTTCTGCTGCATCACCGGCGCGCTCGTCTGATTCTGGAATCTTTGCTTCTTTGCTGATCTGGATGCCATACTTTACCATCCTTCCGGCTTGTCACAGCGTTCAAACGTGATAACCCACACCCACGGATTGGCTTCCCAGCCAAATTTACCGATATCTGCGGGCTTTATGGTGCTATTCCATACTTGAGAGAATCGCTCTCGCGCGCGAACCGGGCCAAGAACAAGGTCTTTCTCTTCTGCGGTAGTGAGACGGACGCCTTCGTTTAAGCAGTCATTTAGTCTCATGTCGCAGAGGTGTTCCACATGCACGTCTGTTACGCGCAGGAAAATGCGTGCTGCCTCGCGCGGCATGTGAATGGATGGACGCCATTTCTCGCCTTTCCAGCACTCCGGGCGAAGATCACCGTCCGCTTTGTAATACCACGGCTTTCCAAGCTCAATGTCATCGAACGTCTCCCGCACCCAAATCACATCGCCGATCATGCACGGGCCAACCGTGCCCATGCGCAGATACCATTCGATAAGGTGCCTTGGCGGGTTCTTGGGATCATAGTTTTCATACCACTTGCCGTCAGCGCAAGCGAAATCATAAACCCGCTGCGCGCTGTACTTGGCAATGCGCCGTGTCTGTGTCTTATGACCGGCAAGGATCGCTTGTACCATTTCTGTGTTAAACAGAATGGGGATATTCTTCATAACAAGCCTCCGTATATCCGTTTCTGGCGCTTGAAGCGCATCACTTCCCGCGCCTTGTGGTGCTTCATCGTCAGGCGGTATGCCAGCGCCCGCGCCCGTTCACGCTCGCAGGCGTAGTGCGCATTATCTCGCCAGTAATCCTTTTCATTTTTCCGAATTACGACGGGGGTTTCGACATCAGCTGCACAGAGTAATGCCGTCACATCTCCACCATCTAACACGGTGCTAATCAATAGTCTGCACGCATCTTCGACCGACAGCCCGCATTGTTCGCAGTAAGCGGCAATTAGCTCCTTGGCTTCGCCTCGATCCCCGTATACAAAAACCGCTGTCTCGGTCAATCTGATTTCTTCACTTGTCATCGGTTTTCTCCCAGCGGATCAGCGCGGCAATCGAATCATTGATTGCCTCGGAGTACCCGCGAAGAAACGCTTGTTCCTCGGCGATCTTTTTATTGCTTTTATGAATCTGGTTCGTTTCCAGTTTCCGAAGCCGTTCTTCGGCCTTTTCCGCATCGTGCATATAAACGGTTTTCATGTGCATGTCTCCTTAAACGTCTGTTCAAAGTAGAACTTCACCGGCTGCGGATTCGGCTTTACCATGCCAAACCGCACCGCATTTCGATATGTCACGCTGTCGCGCGCCAGCGCGGAGCAAAATCAAGGTCAAATTCGTGGTTGTCATGGAAATCAAGATAAAGCGGCTGGATCACATGTGGGTGTCCCGTCGTGATATGAGCAAGAAACTCGTCATGCGTCAGCGGCTTGTTCATCGGCCTGCCAACCCACTTGTATATGTCGTTGGCGAGAATCCTGTCTTTCGTTGCTGCTGCGTATGCCTGCATGGCGACAACGGCAGCCGGGTCTTTTTCAGGAATGAGGATAAAGCAATCTGTAATGACCGTATCATCGACTTTCTTGATGACCAGAAATTTGTCATAGATGCCTTTCTGCGCTCTATTCATTGATGATCCTCCCGATGGTACGGCTCAGATCGTCCGGCTTTTGCCGCCAGCATTTCAGGCCTCGCTTTTCGACATCATAGCTGAACGTATGATTCTCCGCGACAACGCCGTTGACAAATACGCCTTGATGGTGTCTGGTGCAAACTTCAACGATTGCCCATTTTTCGATATCTTCAACCCATACCGGCATACCGTGCATGTTTCGCAGTTCATCAAGCGTCAGCGGCTTTTGAGGCGTTCGGCGACAGGCAGCAATGCGGGCTTTTTCAGCCGCCTCGTCTTTGGTTTCACCGATGAACTCGCCGGTTTTCCATCTCGTGTCGCACTCGTTGCACCTACAACAAGCAATCCATGTCTTGTTGAAATAATCCCGGTACACGGGAACAAGCATTTCTTTGCCGCAGCTCGGGCACAGCGGTTCAGAGTGCATGAATGTCCTCCTTCGCATTTTTGTATTTTTCGTTGAACTCTCGCACAGCGCGCCGGTGTCTGAGATGGGCGCGAATCTTGATATATGCTTTATTGCTCACATGCCCAATCAAAGCAACCAGCGCAAGCGCAGCGCTGCAGGATAAAATCAGGATCGCCAGCATCACGCCAGCAAGCGCGAATGAGGCGGCGGTTTTTACGATTTCAATCATCTTTTCTTTACCTCCGGTAATCCTTCGTATTCCCACATGGGGCGCTTGGTGTCAGACAGGCACTTTTCACATCGCTCGTTAATCTTCAAGGTTTGGCCATTGAATTGGGCGGTGTGCCTGTGCTTGCATACGCCGCAATCACCCTGCATCTGAATCATCATCAGATCGGCACGCTCTTTGGCGGCCTCGATGGCGTCACGGGCCGCTTTGCTCGCTTTTGCGGCGCGGCCTATCGCAAGATAGCAATGCGGATCGTCGCTCAGGTTATATCCCTTGTCGTCGATCCACTCGTCAACAATGCGCATCACGCCGATAAGCGCCAAGGCAAGCTCGTTGTTTCTGCTCTCAAGGGAATTGATATAATCCAAGGTGTCCAGCTTCTTTACGCGGATGAAAGGATAGCGCTCTTTGTCTTTGAGCCATTCCTTGATCTGAATAGGTGTCATCGCTGCAATTCCTCCTCGGTAAATCCCTCGGTGTAGAACTTCCACGGCGGCGCAGCCTTGCGTTCTTCCTCGGTCGGTTTGCTTCTCCACGGGCGCCACGTCTGACCCTGTTTCTCGTTATCACGCCATCCGTCGCCGCCGCCAAAGAAGAATTGATCTCTTTTCTGGTCATAAATGGCGGTTCCGATTTTGCCCCCGTACCGTTCTTCGATATAAACAGGGATTGTCCCATCGTCGCCGATTCCCTCAATCACGACGTCCGGGTAGAGCTCAAGCGGTCTTTGCAGGACGCGGTATTCTCCGTTCCAGTAAAAGTGGCTGCCATTCATGCAGCCTTTGCAGGCGCACTCAGCGTCGCACACGCAGCAATCATAGTCATGCAGGCCGCAGTTTTCCGCGCCCTCCATCATCCCTTCAAACAGGCAATGCTTGCAGTTGTCCGGGCTTCTTCTCACGATGCCGAGCAGCGCGAATTTCTTATCGTTCGCTTCCATCAGCGCAATGCTGGCAATTTGAATGATCGTCTCAAGCCGCAGCACATAGTCGTAAATGAGCATCCCGTGCTGTGTTAAGCGGCTTTTTACCAATGCCCGATCCTTCTCAGAAAAGGCATGTCGCACATTGGCAATAGTTCTGGCACCTCTGTTCAGTTGGGCTTCAATGCGCCTCTCTGCATCATTCATAAAGTGCTTCATGCATTCTCACCTTCCGCGCGGTTTGCGCTTTTTGTATCCCTTTTCAAGAGCCTTTCCAAAGCAGTTGTGACTGCACAAATCGGTCTTTTGACCGTTGATCTTGACCCAAAACACATTTTCAACTGCTGGTCTGAACACCTTGCCGCAAATCGGACATGTAACGTCCGATTTACTGTATATTCCAGCGCTCAGATTTAAGCTGCCCTTGATATATCCGTTTCCCATTGTGCCGCCCTCCTCAGAAGGGCAGCTCGTCGTCATCAACGGGCGTGAATCCGGGCGGCGGGGCATAGTCGCCTTGCGGGGGGGCTGCCGGTGCTTGCGCCGCGCTCTGCTGGTTGCCCTTCTGCTGGCTGCTGCCAAGGAACTCAATTTCATCAGCCACAATG